TTTTCCAATTTCTTCGCAGTTTGATAATCACTTATTGGAATAAATTTTGAACTTTCAAAATAAGTCAGATTATTTTCTACTGTTGGAACAACTGTCTGATTATTTGCCACATCATAATATGCAACTCCAACTTTTTTCGTTCCCGGAGTTCCTAACAACCCACCAAAATTTGCACCAAACATAGGATTGTATTCTATTATTTCGACTGGGATTGTAAATCTGACACTGTCAAATATTACTTTGTAATATCTGTTTCTTTTCAATTCTCCAACTGTTAAATTAACAACTGTATCTCCACTTTCTTTCGCAAGATCGTATTTGTTACCTGATATTTTTATTTTTACAACATTTGTTGTATTTGTTTCAGATATTTTTATATTAAATGACAATCCTTTAAATAAAGGCATTCCATTTAAATTACTTGTACCTTGCAGTCCATCTATTTCTAATTCATAAACATCTGTACTATTTTCTATTGTGTGAACTGTTTCTACTGTAAATATTAATCCTTCTTGCATTGGATTAAATAATTCTTTATTGAGTGGAGTTCCCGGAACATTAATATTGCTTTCTATATCTGTAATTATTGCCGTTCCGTCTCCATTATTTGTAAGATTATATTTATTTGCTGTAACTCTTCCTCTATCTATTACATTCGTAAATTTTTTTGGCATTTCTTATCTCCTTTCAAAATTTATCAGATCATTTGATAAAAATAATTTATCTCCGGAATTTATTTCTTTTGAGTATGGAACATCATTAAAGCTAAAATCACAGTCTGCTTTTCGTACCGCATACATAGGAAATAAATTATCACTGGCAAAAATGTCTCCTGAATAATATGATTCAGTATAATTTTCCAAACATTTCCTTGTATTTATTTTTATTCCACCACCAACAATGCTCTCTAAATCTATTGAATCAATAAGCGAAAAATTATAATCTTTTTCAGCTATAAAATCTATATCGTATCTTCCCGGTTCTCCATCTACTTTCCAGCCTTCACGGATTTCAGGAAATAGCCCAGTGAAACTCTTGATTAAATTTAGAATATTATCAAGCGTTGGAACTATGTCCAGAGCTTGAAATTTCAACTTAATTCTTTTTCTATAATTTTCATCTACATCATTTTTTCTGTTTTCTTCAACAAGTTCTCCTAAATCATCAAGAAACTCTCCTTTTGCTTTATCAATAAGCCAGTAATTTTCAAGCATATCTATATATTTGTCAATCAAGTCAAATGCTTCAGCAATTGATTTTATGAAAGCTTGATTTGTTTCTGTTGCTTTCAAAATATAAGGTATTTTACTATTTAAATATTTATAATTATCGTACATAGAGTGCTCCTTTTTCTTTCACTCCAAGCTGTAGACTTGTTGTAAAAGATATTCCTGTGCCATGAATTTTAAATGACAAATCTAGATGCTTTAAATCTGTTTCGGAAATAGCAGGTCTTATTTTTTCAACAAAACATTCATAAGCCGAAATAAATCCGTTTACGCCTTTCGACCTGATGTAGTTATCTATTATTGCATCTATTTTATTTTTATTTTCTGCAGCATAATTTGCAGGAATTGAAGTATAATTTGCTTCAATTTTTACTTCTGAAGGTCTGTAAAATCTTATTTCTCTTTTAATTCCTGAAACATCTGTAGCATGTGCGATAACATCTCCTACACTTTTTATTGCCTGATCCTTCTTCTCAAATATAGTTTGTGCTATTTGTGTATTAATTCCACCATCAATAACTATGATTACACTTTTTTGTTCTATTCCATTAACAGTTGTCGGCTCATGATTTTCATTTACGTAGACACTTTTAACCCCGTCCAAATTCATTAATGCCGACTTTATTCCGTCGATATTCCAGTAACTTCTGAATCTTGAATTAAACCATCTGTCACGATATTCTATGTCCGTTTCTTTATCTTGACCGCCTTGCCCTTCTGTACTTGCTTGTATTGACAATATTCCCTGTACTGTTGTAATAAATTTAGTTATTTCATTAGTTCCAACATTACCAACACTTCCAACATTTTCGCATTGAAACTCTAAAGAAATTGTATTGTTAGTAGCTGTTGCCATGTTTATATTAAAAAATTCAACTCCAGTTGATGTCTTTACTCCTAGCTCTCCTATTCCAACAGTTGTTCCATTAACTGCATTGAATGTTACAAATGTTCTTGAAAAACTAGGTTGCTTTCTCGGAAAGTTAAAATTCCCATTTAGAATATCGTCCAGTTCTTCGTTTTCACATTTATATATATTCGCTTTATCAGCTAAGTATTGTATCCTGTAAAGTTTTTGTTGTGCCAATCTTCCAACCGGATATCCTATCATTAGATACCAAACTGACCTCTTATCAATTCCAAAATTTGATTGCGATGATTTTATACTGTCTCCCATAGTCCCAATTATGTCATTTAATTCAGGTATTTCAATTCTCGCCATATTACACCTCCAAACTCTTTTCATATGTTTGATTATTAATTTCTAAAGAAATAAATACTTGTAATTTTCTTCTATCTCCTGTTAAAAATTTAGAAGTAACAGCATTTATTTTATTAACTTCCCTAAAATAATAGAGTATTTTATTTCTTATATTTTCTTCTACCAATGTTTTATTTCCTGTTTCCCAGTATGCCCAATCAAGTCCATAATTTGTGTCAAATTCAAGTTCTCCAGCTCTTATTTGTAACATTACGGCTATCATTTGCAATATCTCGGAATTCCTGTCTTCCACTAACATCAAATCATTGTTTTTTATTTCCAACTCTCCATGATTTATATTTCCTAATTTCAAATCCATGTTTATTCCGCCTTTTCTGTTTTGTCTGATCCTTTTGTAATTCCACCATGAACATGAGTTGTTAAAACTATTCCATTACTTGTTGTTTCATCATTTGTTATTGTTCCGTTCTGCTCTACATTTCCATTTATCGTAATAGTTCCAGCATTTAAAGCATTTGAAGAAGTTGGAACAACAAAAGGGAATGCAATACAGTCAGCAAAGCTATTTGTCAAATCGCTGTCCAAATCTCCTTCATCGTTTCCCTCTAAAAAATTAGACTGTGAAAAACTTAAAAAAGATATAGGAACAACGTCTCCTATATTAAACGGAAATATTTGATTGACACTTTTATTTCCCAACTGGCACATAGGAACACGTGGGATAGGCTGCCATTCTACGCCTTTTATTGTTCCCAAAGGTTGTATGGCATAAAAACCATCACCGTAGCTTCTTGTTATTCTTCCGAGTGTTGTTGTTGGTATTACTTCCATTTTTTTTCACCTCATTTAGTACTTTTACTTTGATTTCCATAACGAAATCTTTTATTGATAATGCTACAATTTTTGCTTTTCCATTAAATGTTTTGCTTTCTATTATTACATTATCTGTTTTCTTTAAATAATGTATTAACAGACAATTTAGGCTATAATCATATTCAACTTTACGATTTTCAGGACTTTTTGTTTTTTCAGCTTTCTTTTTCTTTGCTTTTCTTTTTTTCTTATCTTCTTTTTTTGTTTCCTCGGTCGCTTTTCCTCTGTTCTTAGCAGACGTTTTTTCAGGTTTGACATATTTTTTTGGCTCTCCAAGTAGTCCTGAAGTTTTATTTAAAATTATTTTTTCAGTATCGTCGTTTTCCTGTGAATATATATATATTTCGTCATACTTCAAATTTATTTTGCTGTCACAGTCATTAACAATCTGAATAATTTTTTGCAAAGGTACGTCATAAGGGCTTAAATAAAAGCCCCCTTTGTATTCTTTATCTATTTTTAGCTCACATTTTTTAACAACATATCCTATACTGTCCGCAATTTCCTTAATAACCTTACTTGCTTTAGTCGGCTCCAATCCTATACTCACACGATTGTTAAAACTTTTTGCTGCTTCTAAAAATTTTATTTTCAATTCATATTCAAGCTGTACAACTTCTGTTATTGTCCCGGTAAATACTTCTCCTATATCTTTTCCATATCCCATTTTTACATTTATAGTGTCTTTTTCTCTTATCAAATCTATATCTGATTGTGCCAAATTAAAAATAGTTATTTCTCCACTACTTAAGTCATTGTTTTCACTGTCTTTATAACTAACAGAAATGTCATATCCTCTTATTTCTTTGTCCTGTTCAATGTCATTAGGATCCCAATATTGATAAGGAACTTCTATATCCTTGTTAGCTGTTCTTATAGTAATCAAAGCACTCTCATTAAATAACTCTCCAATTACAAATCTATTATCTGTCATAAAGTTACTCTCTTTCTATAAATTCAATAAATACTGTGTCGTTCAAACTATCAAAATTAACTTCACGCTCAATTCCATCTTCAGAAAATGGAAAAATATAAGCGTTAGGAAATTCAGGATTAACATTATTATTTTTATCCCGACTTAAGTACAGTCCTACAGGAACTCCAAAAACCATTTTTTCATTTTTCAGAATCAACACATCATCTTCATTGTAAATATCAAGATATAGTCTACTTTTAAAAACTGGATTTAGCTCGTCATCATTAACGAGCATTTTGTGTTCCTTAAAGTGTAGCTTGAAGTTCTCGTCCAGTACTCTTAAAGTGAATTTCAGAGGAATTAAGCTTTTGTCTAAATTTATTCTCATTTCAAATACCCCCCTGAAACTTTACTTGGAGTAGTTCCTTGTGTTCCTACAGTTGTTGTTCCATTCACTTGTGTCTGTTCTCCTGTTTTAACTTCGCCTGTACTCATTATTTTTGCCGTTTGAAATTGTCTAACACTCAAGGAAAAGGAATAGTTATTCTTATCCATTTCCTTTGAAATACTTAAAATCACTAGATTTTCAATTATTTCATTGCTTGTTGTTATGTTTATTTTTTGTTTTTTCAAAAATAACTGTTTTATTTCCTCGAAAAGTTCCTTCTTTTTCAAATTATCAAGATTAAATCTTGCTTCAATACGGAGTTCTTTATCTCCGATTCTTAAATTTGTAGAAATTTGATTTGGAATATCTGAAGGATCTAAAGGACTGTCTTTCATATCGCCTTTTTGTGTTTCTGATATCTGGCACCAGTCAAGTCTTATATTGTTTATGTAGACCCCTTCTCTGTACTTTTCAAGGTACTTTTTTTTATAAGTATTCAGGTTAGTTACAACATTTTTTTTATATCCTTTGTATTGCTCCCTGTAATTACTTACTTGATTATTTAATTGATTAAAATCCAACATTGCTAAATATCACCCCACTTGTAAGCGGCATCGCTTTCCCTGTCGCTCAAGATATTTTCAATAAGCGATGTGATAATAGGTCTTAAAGCTTTTATTTTTTCTATTTTATCTTGTGCCACTTGCTGAATATTTATCGGGATACTTATTTCATATGAGTTGCCACCTTGTGGCATTGGCATTTGATTATTAAAAATATTTTTTGCCATATTTATAATTTTCTCAGTCTTTTGATTAGAGAAAATTTGTGTCCCTTTTGGAAGAAACATTTCACTTCTTGAATTTGGAGATATTCCTATTAATCCACTTGGAGTGGCAAACATTTCTTTTCCTTGTTCTGAAATAGTTGTTGCTCCACCCATAAAATTATTATCTCCTAATGCTCTTTTTGGCTTATTTCCTCCACCTAGAAGTCCTGATAAGAAGCTCGCTCCTTTTTGTAACGGCTCAAATGTTACTTTTGCCAATAATCCTATTAATTTTCCTAGTGCTTCGGCTAAGAAATTAAGGACTGGTTGAATAACACCCCATGCAGCACTTATTGCTGAAGAAAGCCCTTTGAATGCGGCTCCCCCTATTGTTGCTAAGTCTGAAATAAATTGTTGCACTGATTGAGTGTCTATTCCCATTCCTTCCATTACTCCCTTGAAAAAGCTTCCTAATATTTGAACAACATTCATCATGACATTAAATTGCATATTCCAATATGCTCCTAATCCTTCCAGTAAAGGTGTTATAGTTTCAACACCCCATGTGATGCCTTCTACTAATCCTACTAACATATCCCCTGTGTCCATACCTCCTGTAAAAGAATTAAAAAACTTCTGTACTCTTTCTACAGCTGGAGAAATTGCTTCCAAAACTCCATTTATCAGTTCATCAAAAGCCTGTTTTAAATTTACCAATGGTTGAACTAATTCCTGAGCTAATGGGGAAAGTTCTGAAAATTTCTTAGTTACTTCATCCAGACTTGCCGTTGTCGATGTTCCTGTTATCAACCCCCATGCTTCACCTATAGCACTTAAAGGTTCTATTATAGCGTCTATCCCTTGTCCTAATAAGTCTAAAGCTGGAGTTACTAAATTTATAGCTTCCGTCAATCCCTGACCTAAAAGACCAACTAAAGGGGCAATGGCATCTCCAAAACCTATCATGGCATCTGTCATTCCAGCCTTTAATCTGTCCATTGTGGCACCCCAACCTCTGTTCATTATTGCATATGCTTCATCAGTTGCTCCTGCCACGTTCTTAAATTCTTCTAAATTTTCTTCAAAAACTTTTTTATTAGATGTAAGAATATTAACAGCTTTTTTAGATTCGACTGAAGTAAACATGTCAGCTACTGTTTTTCCTGTAGACTGTGCTTTTTTCTCAATCATTCCTAATGCTTGTGATACATTCCCTCCATTTTTCATGAAAGTCTTAAAATCAACACCACCATTCAACTGTTTGAACATCTTATAAGTTTTACTTCCTGAGTTATTCAATTCTTCAAACATTGCTCTCATTGATGTTCCAGCTTTAGCCGTTGACCCTTTTCCCATTGTTGCTGTCAATGTTGCCATAGTTGCTGCAGTCTGCTGAAACGAAACATTTGCTGCAGAAGTTGTAGGCAAAACATCTCCAATTGAACTTGCAAGTTCCGGAAACGAAGTAACTCCTTTTTTTATTGTTGCAAATAATAAGTCGGATACATTATTGACATCTAAACTATCATTTCTGTAGTTATTCATGATTGTATTTAAAGTAGCTGTCGAATCACTCAAACTCGCCATTCCAGCCTTACTTGCTTTTATCCCTGTTTCAACAAATTTAAAAACATCTTTTTCGTCTACTCCTGCAGATAAGGCATTGTAAATTGCATCTGTTGTATCTTTCATTTCTATTCCATAAGTTTTAGCCATTCCTCTTACTCTTTTTCCCATTTCTTTTTCAGCTTCTGCCGATTTTTTTGGTAATAAAGTAAAAATAGCATTCATACCTTTTTCAAAATCTCCGAATGCTTCCAATGATTTTTTTGTAAATCCAACAACAGCTGCAACACTTAAAACTGGTAGCATTGCCGACAATAAGCTTTTAAATCCACCAGCTAATTTATCAACACCGCTTTTAGCATTTTCAGCTCCTTTTCCTACTCCACCCAATCCTTGTTTTACTCTCTCAAGCTCAGGCTTTGTTTTTCCTGTATCTTTAACTTCTTTTTCAAGACCGTCTACTTCTTTCGAAGCTTTTTTAGCGGAGGAGGCTAATTCATCAATAGCTTTGTCGACACTATCAATAGCACTCTTATCGCCTTTAAACTTCATATCAATTACCATTTCATTTGCCATTTTGTTTATTAACCTCCTCTATCCACTCATTTCTTGCAATTTTCATTTCAAGGAAAGTATCATTGTCCATATTTAAAATTTCATTGATACTTCCCATTTTATTTTCAAAAATTATTCTCCATCTACTTCTTCTATCTGTAGCTTTTTGTTGGCATCTATCATATCTTCGTTGCCATATTTCAGCAAAAAAGGAAGTATAACTCCTACTGCTGCAGCTGCATTTTTTCCGAAAAACTTATGACTTCTAGCTCCTTCGGGAGAGATTATCATATCTTCTGCCAAGGCATCGTATGTGTCCAGCCGGTCCGCATTACCTTCTATATGACTATTCACAATTTTAGCAAGTTTTTCATCGTCTCCATTATCCTGATATTCTATTTCCAGCTCTTCATAAATTTTATAGCCTTTCCCTGTTTCATCTTTAGCATATATATTTTTTAATCTTAATTTTGGCATTTCCTATTCCTCCTATAAATTATCTCTTCTTACTGATTCTGCCTGTACTGTAAATGTAGCATCTACATTCGAGTTATCATGTTGTCCACTTTCTTTTTTTTGGATTGTAACTCCAACCAGAACATGTGTTTCAGGCTTTCCTTTGACAGAAGTATTTTTAAAAAGTCCTGTCCCTGTTCCACCTTCATCCATACAATCCTGTACAAAATTATTTAAAAATGTAAAATTCCCACTATTCTGCCTAACAACTACTTCATAAGTAGTAGCCGTTGAACCATTCATTATTGTGACATGTTCTCCGTTCATGTCAGGATCTGAAAGTGTGAAATTTTGGTTGACCTGTGAAGGATTCACGGACACACCTATTATATTTCTAGTTCTTCCAGTCGGACTTGTCAAAACAAGACTAACTTTTCTTACATCTTTCATTATTAATTCCCTTTCTTACCCCCTAAATATTCAAAATTTAAGGGGTACATTTGATTTATTTTATTTCTTTGATATTTTCCTTGTCTGATTACTTAAAAACGCTTAAAAACGATTTTTTAGACTAATGTTGTTTTCCAGTTCAAAGTTGCATTTAAATTTTCAATCTGTCCTGCAAGAGTGAAGTCTACTTTTGTGTCTTCCAAAATTCTGTCCACTATTTTTTGATTTGGAATTGAAGCTCTTTCAGGAACAGTTATTTTAAATGAATAATCTCTTGCCTTTGTGCTTCTTCTTGCAAGCCAACCTTCGTCTCCTACTTGCACCATGCAATCATTTAACTTATTCTCAATAACATTAATTCCTCCATCATCGTAAGGAACTCCTATCTGTTGATTGAAAAGCTTATGAATTGAGCCTGTTATTACAAATATAATGTAATCTAACCCTATTCTTTCGTCTGCATAGATATCTCCACCAATTGTTTTTGACAGGGACACCATTCCAGCACCCCAAGCGTTTTCATAAGTAGCAACATTTTTGCTTTTGTAAGTGTTCAGTTCCACATTTGTAAGTGGCACATTATGTTCGAATAAGGCTGTATTATAAGTTCTTATTCCTTGCAATGTTTTGTGTTTTACTCTCATTCCAAATCCTGCAGTTGCTAATCTTGTGAAAATTCCTCCACCTAATGCAGCAGCAACTCCACCTTTAGGATTTAAAAATTCAAGAGTATTTGATTTGTCAGTTCTGACATCCACCTTAGGATTTGCTATTGCAAATATCCGGTCTGATTTTTCTAAATCTCCCACTGTATTTTCTTTCTTTTCAATTAATGCGAAATTGTAATTTCTATTCAGGAACAAACTTAGCCATTCATTGAATTTTGCATGTTGCAAATCAAATATCCAAAAATAATTATCGGCATCCTCTTTTGTATTTTCCAGCTTGTCAGTAAATGCCACAGTCAAGTCATCTGAACTTGGATTAAATTGTATTCCTTGTATCCAAAAATGGTCTCCTTTTATAGTTGTTCCTCCACTTTCTATTGTCTGGGAAAGAAATAATTCGACCATTTTATAAATATTATCCGTACTTGACAATCCTAAGCCCCCTTTTGCGGTTGGAGTTGTCATATATTCCAGTGCCGTATTAGGCTCTAATTTTGTAAGAGGAATATTTTTTTCTACAGTAACTAATCTATGCACGCCTAAATCTACATTATAGTTCCCTATATATTCCCTGATTATTGTAAGCTTAACATCATTGATGTTCTGACTTAATATATTACTCATTTATTGTGACCTCCTGTTTATTATTTATTTTAGTTTTTACTGTTTCAATAGTTTCAACTTCTCTTTCTTCTATGACATCAAAGGAAATTTCAACATCGAAGGAATAACAGTAACTCCATTTTCCAGCTTCAATAAAATTCAAATTTCTAATAAAAGACATCCGTTTTATTCCAAAGCCATTGTTATTAATCACGTTCCTTTTTTCAAAATTGATAATTCTGAATAAATTATTTGCCAGTTCTACAGCTTCCATCATGGTTTTATGTCTACAATTAAATTGTAGCGTTGAGTTGTAAGTCTTTATATTCTGCTCTGTTAATGTTCCATTTTCTTTTTTCAAAACTTCAACACTCTGATTGTGAAAATCAGGAGTTAAATTAATAACAAACATTTCAACAAATGGATAACTTGGAGTTTCTGCAAGCATTTCTCCTGCTATAATTTGCCATTTTTTGTTACTGAAACTATTTAACAGTTTCCTAAACTTCTCTATCAATTCCATCTTTTAACCTCTCTAAATAGCAGATTATCAAGTTAGCATGTCCATTCTGCCTGTAGTCTTCTTTTCCTACAACTCTGAATTTATTCCCTAAATGGTCTATGACTTCAGTCTTTAGGTCTATTTCCACATTTTCCTTTACATATAATTTTCTATCTTCAAAACCCAAAGTTGTATCCTGTGACTGAAATTTAATGTAATCTGAATGACTTAAGTCAAATAATGCTCCCTTGAAAGTAATGTCTTTTCCCTCTACTATTCTTTCACCATCTTCCCAACGAGGAACGCTGTTTTTTATTTTTAATTCCTTAAAAAATCTTTCAGGAATTTTCACATTATCCATAATTCACCTACTCTATTTCAAATTTTACTGAATTAAGCATTGTTCCTGTATCAATAAGTGGTTTAGTTCCTTTTTTTCTTTTTAAAGTGCTTTCTTTGTTTGCAGCAAAGCCACCTTTTAAAATGCTCTCCTGAATTAATCTGACTGTTTCAACACCTATTGTATTTAGCACTGTTTCTCCACTCGCACCACTCTTTATTGCTTCCATTACAAGTGATTTCAGTGTTGTATCTAAATAGTCTTCTATGTCCTTAGTAGCATTTGAAAAAAAAGGTCTTGGAACATTACCTTTTCCTCTTCCAAATTCTACATAAAAAGCATATTCAGAAACTTTAGTTCCCTTTGCTCCACTTTCACTTCCTGTAAATCCTATTTTCAGCTTATGACTTGTCAAATATTCAAACACTTCTTTTGCCTTGTTATATTCGTCAAGCTTAAATTCAATTGATATTCCCATTACATCAGTAGTCCTTTCAGTATTGGTATGATAAATGTGTTAAAAATACGATTATCTTTATATGTGTATGCAATATCATTAATTTTATAATTACTGTATTTTTGCATGTCAGGATCTTCTTGCAATAAAATTAAATCTCTTATCATCATTGCCACGTAATATTGCAAGTCATACGGAACATCTCCGTTGTCTCCGAATGTAAATCCGGAATTGTATTTAAGCACTATCTTATCTTCTTTAGTAAAAGTACAGTTATTACAACCTGAACAGAAATAATCCGTTAATTCTATCTTTTTAGTTGTGTTGATATAGTCCTCTATTTTCACAACTTTTTCATTTATAGAAACAGAAATAACAGAATTAATAGGTGGGTATTTAACCCAAAACCTATTAATTTTAATGTTTTTCTGTATTATTTCAGTTCTATCTTGCTTTTCTAAGTCGTATCCTATGTGACTTTCAATCATATCTGAAACAACATTTATAAGAATTTTTACAAATTCTTTTTTACTTTCTTCCAGCTTCTGATTAGTAAGTCGCTCATATTGACCGACAGTTATTATTGCTTTCATGCAACCACCTATTTCTTTTTAACAGGAACAAATGCCTCAGGCAATAACACATTTCCACCTACCATTGTTTCAAAGTAATATCCGGTAAATCCTTTTTGTGTAATGTCATCTTTAATTCTTATGTTGTAATCAGTATGAGTTACTCCTAAGTATCTTGACATATCTGCTACTAACACGACTACATCTCCTACATTTGCACTTTTGAATGCTGGCAATGTGTCGTCATAAACAACTGGCAGAGCTGACAGAGAATCCTGTTTTCCATTTTTGTAAGCTTCTTCAAATATTGGATTTCCATTATTATCTTTTAATTTAAAGAATTCCTTTGCTGTTTTTCTGTTCATGATTATTACAGCTTTTGAAACATAATCTTCTTTTAAGTCATATTTTGCATCTATTATTGTGTCATAATCCACTTTACCAGCTGCAGCAAACGTCAAAGCATTAGCCGTAACTTGTGCATTTGTTAATATTCCATAAGGCTCTCCAGTTCCACTTCCAAAAAGTATTTTTTCAGAAATCTTTTTAATAAAGTTTTCTGCTACTCTTTCTAAAACTAATGCTACAAATCCTACAACATCTCCAGCTAACATTTTGTTAGTGAATATTGGTAAAGCGTAGATTTGGTGCAGTTCTAATTCTACTTGATCAAGTAAGCTTATAGCTGTTTCAGCTCTTGTTGCTGTTTCTCCTATAAATTTAACTTCTGTTGTTCCTATTAATTCCCTTGGTATTTTTGTAGACATTTCAGACATTGAGAATTTTGAAACATAAGCCCATACGTTTTTAGTGTCCTGTGCTCTTCTCAGAATTGTTCTACTTAACAATGGCAATATTGCCTGTGGAACATTAGTTGTTCCTGTAGATTTTGCCATTTCTTCTCTTTTTTCTAAGAACTGAGAAAAAGATTTTATTGTATATCCTTTATCACTGTTTGTTTCTTTCATGAATTCCCATATTGATTTTTCAAGGTCAGCTTCAGTTAATTCTTTTTTTGTTTCCTGAATTCCAGCATATTCTTTTGCGAATTCATTTAATTTATCCTCAATTGATTTTTCAAAGCCTTCTTTGTAGTCTTTCAATGATTTTTCAAAATCACTTTTAACACCTTCCAGCTGCTTTTTCACTTCTTCACTTAAATCTTCCTTTTTTAAAGCTTCTTCAATTGATGCAATTTGTTTCTTTACACTTTCCTCATATTCTCCAAATAATTTTAATATTTCTTCTCTATTCATATTTTCATTACCTCCTAAATTTTTAAATGTTGTCACATTACTTCCCGGAACAGCTCCTTTGATAACCATTGAGCCTTCCCAAACTTCAAATTCCTTTATAAGAAAAGCTCTAACTTGACCTTTTTCAGTTTCTACGTATCCAGTTTCGCCTTTCAGAATTCTACCACCCACCGACATGTCATATTTCGCTCCTAATTTCATGAGCGAATATATTTTAGCGGCTTCTTTATTCAGATAATTTCCATTATCGTCTTTTTCTAAGTCCAACTTGGCTTTAAATTTCAAATCTCCGTTTTCAGCCCATAACTCCATCACTCCCAATTCACTGTCTTTTTTATGTTGATGCAATAAAAAGGCTGTTCTTGAATTATCTTTAGTTTTAAAATTATTGATTGATTCTTCTAAAAAGAAATCTCCATAACTATCTAAGACTTTTCCTTTTGTGAGTATCCCTTCAATAATACCTTTTTCCATGTCAGACTTTTCTATGATTGTTCCTATGTCTTTTTGAAATATTCCCTTTGGCATTATTATCTCCTATACTTTAAATTTATATGTTGTGACACAATAACAATTTATTACATCTCCAGCTTCCGCATCAGGATCATGTGCATACATCAGACCGTTTGAAAATGCTTCATCTATTTTTCTTTCTTCTCCATTCATATCTAAGTGTGATTTTCTGTCTGTTGCACCACCGCCAGCATGCATCCACACTTTAGTGTTTACAAGTGTCTCTTTAGCTAGTTCATGCATAGAATATCCACTTGCCTTCGCCGTTTCTGTTCTTGCAATTGTTAAAGTCCTACTCTTTGTCATTTCTTTTACATTTTCCCTGACCTCCTTGGCTATTTGTTTCGCATTTGTTCCACTTGCCTGTCTTTCAGAAATGATTTTATTTATTTTATTTTTTGTAACTTCATCGATTTTTTGTACTTTCTCTGCAGCTTTTTTAGCATTAAAATCATTTAGCCTTTTATCTTCTATATCTTTAAAATACTTTACCTTTTCCCTCACTTCATACATTTCATCTACTACATCTATTACAGCCTTAGTTGAAACTCTATGAGTGAGCAACAATGTTTTATTTAAGTTATTTCTGAAAGTTGAAAAATCAATTATTATTTCTTCATTTATAACATCAACGCTATTTGATAAATCATTAAAGTTTGAGTCTAATTTTTTTTTTACAACTTTCGTTGCTTTTCCTCTTGCTTTCTTTAATGCTTCGGCTTGTTTCTCCATTTGTTTCTTTTCTTTTTTTGTCATTAAATATCGTCCTCACTTGAATTGTTATCAATCGGCTCTACTTCGCCATTCAATACATCCGTTAAAGTACTTGGCATTCCTTTAATCAATATTTCGTCTGCTCCATTTATACTGTCTAAATTAAGCATTTTTCTTTTTTCGTTTATAGTATGAAATTCTGAAGCATTCAATGTATTTATCAGTTCAATCTTATTGTCTTTCAATACTTCTATTTTTGAAGTGTCAAAGTCAATAAGTTCATTATGCCCGAAATCTTTTTGAAATAATCTGTTTATGCATGACTTTATCTGTTCAGCCGCAGGGATAATGTTCTCAGTGTAGAGTGCTTTCTTTGCCTCCTGCATGTTGTTGTATTTAGCATTATCTTTTCCACCAATAAGCAAATCAGGAACATTCAAGACGTTTGAAGTAATATTCCTTATTTCTGATGTTGCTTCTATAAAATCAAAATCTCGTGGAGTAAAGTCAAGGTTATGTATTTTTGATTTCTCGTCAAATCCACTTAAAATGATTGGTTTCCCTATTCCATCCGCTCCACTGTTCTCACTTATTCTATCCTGTATTTTTTCTATTGTTTCCCCAGTTCCTAGCTGGTCTAATAAAATTAAGAACTGTCTTTTACCACTATTTTTCAATATACTGTTATTCCATCTGCTTATTAAACAGTAGTAATCATGTAACAATGCAAGTGATGTAACTCTATTTATTCCATTTCCTTTAGAATATAAATTGGGCATTTTCTTATAACAGAAGTTTTCAAGTTCTTTTCCTGAAATTTTCTTTCCATTTGATAAGTCAATGCTCTGAATTCCAAATAGTATATTGTTATTATTGTAATTTATTGTATATTCAGCCGGACTGTATACCCATAAATCATACTTGTTATAAAGCTTTATTTTTTGAATAAGGAATTCGCCAAAGATAGCCCAGTAAAGATAACAATAATATAAAAAGTCATCTGTATCCATCAAAGCGTTAGGATTAATCAAGCTCCTATAAACTATATTGTCCTTTTTTTCATTTTTTCCTTCCGTATTTTCTTCGTAAACACTCCAGTCTATTGAGTAAAATCCTTGTTGCATTCTTTCAAGTGCCGAACTTATAAAAGGATTTTCAGGTATTTGCTTCAGCATTCTTTGTACATTGACAGTATAAGGAGAAATATTAAAAGCTCTCGCATAATTTAACAAGTCATTAAAGCTTTTAATTGTTATTCCTTGTTCCTTTTTTTTGAAAAATTTAAACATGTTCACCCCCTTATATCTTGCTTTTATATCTAGTTTTTAAATCTCTTGGTCTGTATCGTGAAAGAGCATAGTCAAGTGCATCTTTAGTGTGAGCGTCGAAGTTAAACATTTTCTTCTTATCTCCCACTATTATTACTCCGTTCTCGTCCTTCTGAAATTTTAAGTTTTTCAGTTCCCTATATGTGTTCTCGCACCTCTGTGCTATCACAATTCTGTTGAATGATTGCACTTTTCCAATCCTACCCAGTGGATTTCCTACCATTTTATCCGCCTTCGACATAAGAATTCCATTTGCTTTGAATTCTTGAATAGTCTTAGGCTCTGCATAATCCGCATATATTACAATACCCTCTTCAGCTATGTCATAAAGAAAATCTTCCTGTATTATTTGCGGATTGGTTAATCCTTTGTTGTAAAATTCATTATAGATATAGAGAATATTGTTTTCGTAGTCTATTGCGGCTCTTACAACAGCGGTGTAAGAAACTTTAAATCCAAAGTCCATTCCCGCAACATGCCATTCAATTCCTAATCTTGCCACCTGTTCGTCCACATATTCATTGCTTTCTTTTTCAATATTGCTATATACGAACTCTCCATGATAACCAAATCTTCCTTGTTGTGCTATTGCTACTAAATAAGGATCCTTTTCCATATTCAGTTCAGCTACTGCACTAGGTGGGAGAAACTTATTTTCTTTATAAGTCGAATGATTGATGTATATCCTTTGCACATATCCTGTTTCAGTGTCTTCTATCTTTTTTATAAATTCCCTTTTTTCATATAATGTTTCTTCAGATACTCCTGCGTATTCTGTCAGAAACCAGTAAGTCCAGTTTGAAGCACTGTCAGGCTCTGCCGGATTCGTACTTAAGTACATGTGCATTTTCACTCCCGGAGTTCTCAATCTATATCTAAGTTGCTTGAAATCATTTCTATTGCACTGATTAGCTTCTTCTATCCATATGTCAGTAATCCCTTTTATGGATTTCAATCTTCCAACTTCATCAAGTCCTCTGAATATAAATTTAGTTCCGGTTATTTTGTTTTCTATTTCCAAACGTCCAGTTCTTATGTTGAAATAATTCTCTAACTCAAGTTCAGTTATAACATCAACTAAATCAGTAAATACGCTGTCTCTTATATCTCTGTAAACTTTCCTTATTCCTAGTATTTTTCTTTTTTCCTTGAAACTATCTATAATAAGTCTAGTTGCCACATTGTAGCTTTTGCCACTTCCATAGCTCCCAATCAGAAGATATATGTCCGATTTATCTTCAGATATAAATCCCTTAAAATGTTCATTTATATCTAACTTAACTTCCATTTATTCTCCTAAAATAAAAAATTCCTGATGTGGATATTTCTCTTTGAAATACTCAATCAATTTATTTTCTTCAAGTAAATAATTACGGTCTGTATCCTTGTAATCCACTCTTAATTCTTTTGAACCATCTTTAAAAACAAAGTTACGTGCTATCCTGAAATCTCCTTTTTTTATTCTGTCTTCTAAATCTTTTTTAGTTATTTTATTTTCTGTGTTAACTTCTTCAGATTGTTCCTCAACATTTGTTTCGACTTCTTCAGATTGCTCTTCTGACTTCTCAACTTCTGTGTTGATTTTCTCAACATCTGTTTCAACTAAATTTTCTTTTTTACCATTTTTTCCCATTTAACTACACCTCCACAATCTCTCTTGTTCTTCCTACTTTCCCAACTCCTGCCACATAACTGTCTGATTTAAATGCTGCAATAAAACTATCTCCTTTTTTCTTAATTACTCTGTACTGATATTTAACTCCTGATGTATCTTGTGTTTTTGTATTGTGTAAAAAGTCAACTTTTTCTTCAAATTCTTCTTTTGAAATGTCAAAATCATATAAAATATTATTTGTAGCTATTCCAAAAGTCTTAGTTTCATCCGAAATTGTTAATTCAAAATCTCTCACATATCTTGTTCCTTCTAAATACTTTTCCACAAATTCTTTTAAAAGTTTTTCTGTTTTATTGCTTTTCTTTTCTTCTACAACTGTTACTTCAGTCTCTTTTTCATTACTCATTCTTTTTATCCTCCAGTTCTTCTATCTCTTTTTCTTTAAATTTAAACTCTACTTTTGTATCTTTTATCTGTTCGCCTTCTACTTTCTTTTTCTCAAGATCCAGTTTCTCTTGTAACAGTTCTTCATTGACTAACTGTTGTTCAATCTCCAACATCTCGTAAGGAGTTAGCATTTTGCCTGTTCTCATTAAATCCATACCCATTTTCTTAATAGTCTGGTATGCTTTTTCGTATTCCTGTATCTTTTTAATGTTTGTTTCTTCTTTGTTGCTTAACTCATTAGTAGTTTTTATTATCAGATTAGCTTTTGCAACCTCTGTATTTTTTAATATCTT